GCCGCGACCACAAGTCCGATCAATGGCAGACGCAGCAGCGCGCCGCGCAGGATGACCAGCGCCATGGCTAGACCCCTGACAGAGGCAGCAGCCGCGATCTTGGCCGCGACGAACCGTCCCGCCATCAACGCGGCGATGCCTGTCGCATAGGCTGTCAGCCGTCCTAGGTTCTCGAAAAGCGTGCGGATGGCGATGCCAAGCGGTCCGGTGGTGCGCGCGACAGCGGCCATCGCATCCGCGACCGCTTCCAGCGCCGGAGCGGCGGCCACGGCGAGCTGGTTCGAGAGCCCGCGCCAGATCAGCCCCAGCCGCGAGATGGCGTCATTGGTCCGCTCGATCTGGGCGGCGTCCTGATCGGAGACCACCACCCCGAAATCCCGCACATCCTGTGTGGCCTGGCGCAGCGTGGCGGTGTCGATCCGGGTGAACACCAGTGCCGCGCGATCGCCAAAGAGCTGCGAGGCCACCGCCGCCCGCTGGGCCTCGGGCACGAACTCCGCCAGCCGGTCCTGGATCAGCGCAATCCGCTGGTCGAGCGGCAGCGCCTGCAACTCGGCCGCTGACAGCCGAAGCCGGGTCAGGGCGTCGACCGCAGGGCCGGTCCCGGCGGCGGCTTGGCTGAGGCGCCGGGTAAGCTGGATCGTCGCCTGCTCGATCTGACCCATGGACACGCCGGCCAGATCGCCCGCACGCTCGAGCACCTGGATGCTTTCAACGGTCGTATCCAACGAGGCCGCCAACTTGGCCTGGGCATCCACCGTCTGCAGCCCCGAGCGGATCATCGCCGTGGCGGCTGCCGCGATGGCCGCCGCCGCTGCCGCCATCGCCACCCGCGCACGCCGTGCAAAGGCCGCGAGCCGTGCATTGGCACCTTCCATCTCGCGCGACAGACGGCCAAAGCCGCGGGCACCCGCTTCGCCCACGCCTTCCAGCTCGGCCTTCACTTGCCGCCCGCCAGTTGCGGACAGGCGTACGCTGACGCGTTTTTCTGTCATCGGTCAGCCTCCCTGCTGCCGTCCATCTGCTCGTTGAGATACCGCGCCATCACCGCCTCGATGACCGGAAGGAGTTCGGCTGCCGCGCGGTGATCGACCCCGAGCGCCTCGGCCATGGCCAGTGCCGCGCTCATGTCCCAGCCCAGCACGACACCGGGCACGGCGCGGATCTGACCGCCCAGCCGCCCGGCCAGGTCCCATACCTGCCATCCTTCCAGCGTATGCGGCGCGTTCAGGATTTGCGGGCAGTCCGGGCACGCGCCTTCGCAGGCTGCGCAGTACCCTTCGCCCCCGCCATAGACCCAGTCGGCGAGGGCGCGGAGGCGTTTTTTTCCGCTTCCAGCTCCAGACCCTTCGCGACATAGCCCATCTGGAACTTCTCGAAGATCGGCCAGATGTCGAGCAGCGCGGCGATCCCTTCAGGGGTCACCGGTGTGGGATTGCCATCGGCATCGCCGACACCCTCCCACTCGCGGATGGCGCGTTCTGCCAGCACCTTGCCGAAGATCACCGCAATCTCGTCGTCGCTGGTTCCTTCGGGCAGGCTGCGCACAGCCGGGTCGCTGCGCGCGGCCACCATCAGCGCCGTGGTCAGCGGCTCGACCCGGACGCGCACGTCGAGGCCAAGATCGAGCCAGTACGGCTCACGGGCAAGGTTAAGGCGCAGCATGGCTCAGTACTCCTCGACGGCGTTGATCAGCGTGATGGTGCACATCCGCCCCAGCGTGGCGTCGCGCGCGGCCTGCCAGTCGAAGTTCGCCTGGACGCCCTGCGGCCCGGAAATCTCGATGCGCGGGCGCGGCAGGTAGACAGCGTGCACAGTGAAGGTGAAGCTTTCGCCGGACGGCAGGACGTAGGCGAACTCCATCTCGCAGGCCTCGCCATTGATCGCCTGCGTCACCAGCGTCTGGTCGGCGAAGCGCACCTCGATCCGGCCGGTCAGCGCGGCGATGGACGGGTCCGCCCCGTCGATGCGGCCGTCCGAGCGGATCGTCTCGATCCGGTCGAGATTGTTGGCATAGGTGATCTCCGCGGAGACCACGTTGCCGAGCGCCGTGCCGTTGCGGGCGATCGACCCGTTGAAATGGCCGAAGCGCTTCAGTTCCAGCGCGGCGGGCGTTCCGGCGCTGGTGGTCGTGCCGACCGTCTCGCCCTGCGCCACCAGCCGCGCCGTTGCGGTCAAGAGCCCCGAGCGCTGCATCTGCCAGGACAACTGGTCCAGCACGCAGCCGGAGTACATCGCATAGCGCGGCACCTCCGGCATGCCGGTCTCGATCGACATGCTGGGCAGCGTCCAGGACCCGGACTGGAACTCGTGGGTATACGGCGCTTCCACACCCGTGGTCGTGGGCGCGCCGAACGCCGCCTTCAGCCAAAAGCCAAAGGCTTCCGCGTCGAGCGGCACGACGACGTCGCCGTCCGCCGTCACCGCGTCCTTGATCGGCGCCAAAGGATCGCGCCCGTAGCCCAGCAGCTCCGAGTTCAGCAGCGGCTGCTCCGCGCCGAGCGAAGTGCTGGCGAAGGGCATGCGGGTGAAGCCGCTGGCGGGCGGCGTTCCATAGATCGTCTCGAACGCAAGCGCCATCAGCGCCCGCGCCCCCTGGGCTCGTGCCATGGTGTTCTCCTCGGGTTGTCGGGGTCAGCCGAGCGGATCGGCCGTGGAATAGTGCAGCACCACAGGGATCACGGCGGCCTTCAGGCTGGCGGCGCCCTCGACCGGTAGGTCGACCGGCCGCGGCGCTTCCGCCTCGACCCAGTCGCAGAGCCCGCCCAGTGTGCGGTCGGCGGCGAGCGCCGTGCCGATGCTCGTGATCAGTGTGTCGAAGGCGGCGTCACGGGCAGCGCCCTGCACGACCGCCTCGATCTCGGCCCGGTGCTGGTAATGGTAGCGCAGTGGCGACAGCGTCACCTCCGGCTCACCCGGCTCGCCGTCGCGCAGGATCAGGAGGCCTGCGGTCGGCACGCGCTCGGGCAGCACCTCGCCGCGCAGGGCCGTGGCGGGCAGTGCCGAGAGCCGCGCATGCAGCGCGGCGAGGATGGTTTCGCGTGGGGTGGGCACGTTCTATTTTCCGAGAAAGCTGAAGACAGCCTAGGCTGGTGTTGCTCGATTGGTTATTGCCAAGAAAGGCTTGAAGCAACAGAAGCAAGGCATCTGAACATGACGCCATCTATTCATCTTCCGCTCGTTGAAACCTTCACGAAACCTTACGAAGCGTGGAGGACGAGGCCTCCTACGAAGGAAGAGATGATGGCCAACAGAAGCCCGGCCCATATTAAAGAGGAACTTATCGCCCGCATCTCCGATTCCCGCACAGCCGCCGTCTGTATGGCGGATGTTCGCGTCGACAATGCTCTGAGCAGTCACGTCCAGAATGCTCTGGAGGAAAGCCCTGAGTACAGGGCATGGCAAAACGCAATGCCGTCAAAGACACCAGCTGCGATCTCGCTGTACCAGAAGGATATCAAGAACAGCTGCCTGGATGCGGTTTCCGAAGAGATACAGCATTATGGCTCCCACCTCGCTCTTGGCCAGTGCCTGTTTCACGGCGGATTCTGGGCAGGCGGGCAGTATCAGGTCACTTCGCGACCGCTTTCGACATCGCTTTGTCCCCAAGTGGCTTTGAGGAATGCGGAGTTCAATGCCAAGGCTTATGATGCTGGTCGACTAGATCTGATTGTGTTGCGAATTTCTAGTCCGGCGCCCCAAGGCTTCGTTTTCAAGAGAAAGGGTACAAAGCTTGGCCACGAAAGCGAAGTCTTGCTGCCATCAGGGGTGCGATTGAATCTCGTAGCTGAAACTCTCGTGCGTTCAGACTATCCCGCCGCGAAATACGGTCACAATGAGAAAGCGATCCCGGTGTATGTCTTGGACGTGGAGGCTTCGCGAGAAGATTGCAGTCAATAGCACCAGCGTCCCAAACCCTCCATCAAAACGGCCACTCCTCCACCCAGTTGGCCACGATCAGCCCCGGCACGCTGTCGAGCGCCCGCTCGGCGTCCCGGTCGAGATCGAGCCGCTTCGGCAGCTTGACCTGCGGGACCAGCAGGAAGATCGGCGCCGTGACCTGATTGCGGCCGGTTTTCGAGCGCGACACCACCGCCTGGCCGCGGGTATTGATACGGGCGCGGTCGGCCACCAGCAGGCTGGGCCCGCGCGGGCGGTAGACGAAGCGCAGCCGCATGCCACGACGGCGCTCCCACTCGCCCGGGGTGATCCTGCCGCCGCG